ATACCTCGAATGGATGAGCCGTAACCCTGGCGACTGGCGTAGGGCGTCTCAGGCGTTAGGGTTTGACACACGTCAGGCCCAGGCGCAGGCTCCCGGCCCAAACAAGGGTGCCGGCGAGATGCTCTCGAAATACTTTATTCAGACACAGGGTCCGTGGCAACACGGCGATGCGACCCAGGCGGCCCGTGATCCGGCCGATCTCGCGGCAGCGCTCATTATCGACCGAGATCGCGATAAGTGGGAGCAGGATTTAAAAGCGGCCGCCACGGCTGCCGGGTCCGAGTATGACTCTAGCGACTTGGACGGCATTATTCGCAATTTTAGTTATGCGGACAATGCAGGGAAAGATCCGCAGGATTTCATCGACAACGCGATAGAAACCTATCGGATGCGCGGACAGTCTGGCGGCGACCGTGCAGCGGGAGGCTATAACACCTTATGGGCGGACGAGGACCCGTCGCGATATTCGGTGCAACCCACCGATGACGCATTTGGTATCGGCGGGCCGGACCCGTCGGCTGACCACGCGGCGGAACTTGATCGGCTGCAAGAGTTACAGTACGGATTATCTGACGAGGAGCGTTCGACGAGAGGGCCGGCCTGGACCGCGATCCAGGCCCAGATCGAGGGGATGTATGGCGGCGCATATGACACTGCCCAGGCAGCCAAGGCGGCAGCCGCGGACACATCGTCCAATGTTCCTCCGCCTACCGGCCCCCCGCCTACCGGCCCCCCGCCGGGCGCCACGTATGCGGACACTCCTCCAGCTCCCTACAGTGCACGGCCCACGAATCGGACGTGGGGAGGGACGCCCTGGCCGACGGCGCCCTACGGCGGCACGATGTCGGGAATCCTTGGTGGCGGTGAGGCGGCGGTACGGGCGAGCGGCGTCACTCCGGAGGGGTCGTCCGCCAGCACGATGGGGGACATCACTGGCCGGGATCGGGGAGCCCAGCCGCCTCCTGCGTGGGGCGGCGGATATGTCCCTCCCCCACCTGGCCGCTCGAGGGGGTTCGTTGACAGGCAGTATGGGGAGGCCGTAGACGACTACATGCAAGGGCCGGGCTTCAGCGCGACGCCGTGGCGCCAACCTGGCGCCGAGTCGGACGCAAGCGGACGCCGCGGTCGGCGGTGGCGCCGGCGGGAGGCTAGGACTACTGCCGACAACCGGGCACTCGGCACCGCAACGGCGAACGACCAGATGACAAAGGCGGAACGGGCGCGATTGGCGTGGGAGCGATGGAACCAGCCACGGGCCCAGGCGATTGACCCAACATGGGAAGGCGGAGGACAGTAACGATGGCTTGGACACCTGACCCGAACATTCGCGGACTGGCGGGCACGTTTGATTATTCCGCCCCGACGACGCCGAGTGCTCCGCCCTACGGGCAACCCTTCTATACCCCCTCGTCGCCATACCAGGCTCCGAGCCCCTATCAGGCGAACCCGTACACGGCGCCGACCTATCAGGGCGCCACGCCGTTTGGGCGGCCCGAATACGAACAGGCCGCGCCATTTACCTCGCCGACGGCGGGGGACATGCAGCAGTCCCCCGGCTACCAGTTCAGATTGACCGAAGGACAGAAAGCGTTAGAGCGATCTGGGGCCGCGAGAGGCGTGACGAACACGGGCGGCAACATGAAGGACATCCTGGACTACGGGCAGAATGCGGCGAGCCAGGAATATGGGAATGTCTACGGCCGGAAATTGCAGAACTACAACACGAACGAGCAGAACCGCTACAACGCCTACGCGGCGAACTACGGCAATGCGGCGAACGCCTACAGTATGAACGAGGCCAACCGCGCTAGCGCCTTCGGCACCAATGCGGCCAACGCCTTCCAGGCGTATGGCACGAACGAGCTCGGACGAGCGAACGCCTACGGCATGAATGAGGCGGCGCGGCAGGGCGCGTATAACGTAAACGAGGCGAACGCTCAGGGCGCCTACGCGACGAACGCTGCGGCGAACCAGTACGCCTATCAGCAGAACGCGAATCAGCAGCAGCAGGATTATCTCAACCAGTTCAACTCCTGGGTGCAGTCGTATAATCAGTGGCGGCAGACTGGTGCGGATCGGTTCGATGAGCAGTACAAGACGCAGCCGCCGCGGTAGGGACGCCATATGCCATTCCAATACACACCATTCCAGAACCCATATGTCGGCTCCATGGCGAGCCTCATCAGCAGGGGCGGCGAGAGGGAGGCGCAGGCAGCCCTGCGGCTTGCCGAGATAGAAGCGGGAGCGGGTCAGCAGCGGGCGAATGCGTGGGGCGGAGCCATCGAAGGCGTAGCTAGTGCCGCGACCGCTGGCCTCCAGCAATGGCAGGAGGCCAAGGAGCGGGAGAGGGAGCAGGCATACGTGGACCTGCAACGGTCTCGCGAGGCGGAGGGGTTTGAGCGAGAGGATGCGCTGAACGCCAGCAAAGCCCTGGCGACCCAGAGGTTTGGGGAGGCCCAGAGGGGGACGATGGACACGCCGATAGGCCAGATGCCTTTGGGTGGGCATACGTTCGAGGACGTCGCCCCGTCCGACCCCGGCGACTTGCCATCGCGGACACTTGTGCCAGGTAAGAATCCGTATCTGCGAACGGATAGGGGTATTGAGCTGTGGAACACAGAGACGTTCATGCAGCAGGCTGCCGTGGACGGGACCCCAATCGACGTGATGATCCCCTACATTCAGTTCATGGAGTCCGCGAATAACACGAAGAACGCGAACCTTGACTCGACGATCACCTCTGCGAAAGAGGCGGCTGCACGTCTCGCGGTCCTGAGCCCAGAGGCGCTCATAGAGATAGCTCCAGCCGCGTTGGATTTCTTCAAGGACAGCCTGCCGGAGAATATGCTCCAGCCGTTCTACCAGCTCCTGGAGGCCGGTGACGAGCCGTCACTCCGGAGGATGCTCGTGCAGTTCTCGGGGGTTGAGCACCAGTACCAGGTCCGCGACAAAGAGGACGACGTATTCAACCTATCGACCGGACAGCAGGTGCAAACGGGCGTGCCCCCGAAAGGTACGCTTGTCAAGGTTCCCAATCCAGACGGCGCCGGGCTACCACCCGTCTGGGGCTACGCAGAAGAACACGCCGAAGCCTACGTGCCGAGTGCTACGGCGGCGGACTACACCGACGTGAAGGCTATCGTACGCGGGATGAAGGCCGGCACGCTCCCGCCGCAGCTCCCAGGGCGTGCCTCTCCGGGGTATCTCATGCTTATGGCTGAGACAGAGCGAGAGGGATTCGATCTCGCCACTGCGGCGACCGACTGGATCGCGACAACAACCCATCTCAGGTCAATAAACTCCACCAAGCAATTAGCGTTGCGGCAGGGGATCGAGACGCTCCCACCGATGCTGGACATTGTGGAGGACTTGGCGAGACAGTGGGCCGCTGGCGACTATCCAGTACTAAACAAGGTCCGACTTGAGCTGGCGAAGGGCGGCGCGGACGGGCCAGAAGCGGCCGTCATCGCCAATGATCTCGAGGCGATGATCGCCGACATCACTGCGGACCTCGGCAATGTCTACATGGGTGGCAACTCACCTACCGACCATGCGCTCAGGCTTGCAGCGAAGTCCCTCAACGCGGAATGGTCTGAAGAGGTCTTGTTGTCGATGGTCGCGCTTGCGCGAAGGAACATTCAGATTAGGAAAAACTCAATACGCAACGTAGGCGCCGCCGGGGTGCAGAGCGATTTCTATGGCTTTAATACCAGGGACGTGCCACCTGGTGTGTCCACGGGTACGAGGCTATGGAACCCTCACCTTGAGTCTATAGTGAACGTCGCATACGCAGACGTGAATGCGGCTCTCGAGGCCGGATTAACAAGAGTAGAGGGTGCCAGTGCACCGGTGGCCGTCGACTGGTTTGAAGACGAATAGGTTATGGCCCAACAACCACGCGCTGATGATCCCCGATTCGGGGTAGTAAGTAATGACCAGTCCGGGACACCCATTACTACGGCGCCCCGATTTGGGGCAATTAGCGACGACCAGTCCGGGGCCCCGCAAGGTGCCGAGCAGCGGCGGCGCAACGACCGTGTAGCCGAGATACTCAAGGGGCCGATGCCGCTCACGGCCACACAGAAGGATCAGGTGCGGGTAGCGGCCAGTGGGGCGAACAATCGCGCCGACCTCACGGCGTCTTTCGTTGCCGCGAAGATACCGAGAAGTGTCTTTACCGGGGGCGGCCCATTAGTCGAGATTCTCGACATGGTGGATGTGCCAGAGTCCGCGCCCCCATTCGGGCAAGCGCAGACCCTTGTCGGGCGGGGGCTCGACCGGGTTGTAGACGTCGGCGCCAATGCCGTCATCGGTGCCGCGAAGTCGGCCGGCGGCCAGGTGCTCAGGGGGGGGGCATGGTTGCGGGAGAATGTCCCGGGCGTCCAGGCACTCGAGGACGCCACGGGCGGGCCGTGGGCGACGGTGGACCCGGCATCGCTCGAGCTCGAGGGGACGGCCCAGAAAGTCGGGGCGACCGCGGAGCAAGTCGGCGAGTTCTTCATACCTGGGGTTGTCGGGCCGAAGATCGCAAAGAGGGTGCCAGCAGTCGTCCGAGCCGGCCAGCGCGCCTATGAGGGACTGTCTGCCGGCGGCATCACGCTGGCGCAGGGCGGCACGATCCCAGAGGCGGCCGCCTCGGCTGGCCTGGCTGCCGTCGTCCCAGAGGTGGGCCGGTTAGCCAGCAGGGTGGCGAGACCCGTGCGGGAGAGCGCCGAGAGGAGTATGGCGCAATCGCTGGCGGCTAACACCAACGCGGCGAAAGCCGAAGCCGCAGAGCTCGCCCCCCAAATGTTAGAGCGTGGCGTGGGTGGGACCCAGGGGGGCCTGTTCCGCCGATCCGAGCAGATGGTGGAGCGCATCGGGTCGCAGATCGGGGCCACAGTCGAGACGGCAAGGGCAGCGGGGACGACAGTCGCCACGGCCCCGCTCGTAGCCGCGATGCGTCAGTCTCGGCTGGCATCCCAGGGCGGAGTGGGTCTTCCCGACGTCCTCCCCGGCACTGAGCAAATTGTCAGGACGCTCGAAAGGCTCGAGGAGTTCCTGGTCAAGTTTGGAGACACCATTTCTATTGAGAAAGCGCAGGCGATCAAGCAGGGGTGGGCGCAGATCGTGAGCAAGTCTGGGCTGTATGGAGCCAAGGCCGACGCTGCCCCGACAGACCTGGCTACCGCCTGGGCGTATCGTGAGGGCGCCGCAGCGATGCGGAGAGCGGTCGGGGGGGCAAGCCCCACGCTCGACAAGCTCAACAAGGAGTTTGGTTTCTGGAAGGGGCTCGAGGACGTGCTAGGGGCCACCATTCTGCGGACGCAGGCGCAGGGCCCAGGGCTGACCCAGGCGATCACGGGCTCCGGCGGCGGCGTCATCGTCGGCGCGGCCACGCAAGATGTGGGGCTCGGGCTCCTCGGGTACGCCGTTACGGCGAGCGTGACGAGGCTTCTTCGGTCGCCCATATTCAGGAATAAGGTGTCGGGGCCCATGAAGAATGCGCTCGCTGACGCACTGGCCTCCGGAGACCGGGGGCGCGTATTGCAATCTATCGCGACTATCACATCCGCCTTCCCGTCTATTCTTGGGCGTGCCGGGCGAGAGCAGCAGAGGTAGGGCACATACATGTCAGGCACCCTCACACCCACACCGTTCCAGACCGTGCTCGACGCGACAGGCGTGGCCGTGTCTGGGGCCAAGATATACGTTTATACGGCAGGCACCACAACGGCGGCTTCGACGTACACCACCGCAGCGCTGTCGGCGGCCAATACGAACCCGATTGTCGCGGATAGCTCGGGCCGGTATACCGCGTACCTGCCGGCGGGCGCGAATCTGAAGCTCATTTATAAGACGTCGGGCGATGTCACGATCCGGGAACAAGACAATGTGTTGAGTGTGCCGGGGTCGTCGGTCAACCTCGACGTGACAGGCACGGTCGGCGAGGCCGTGACAGCTGGGCAGGTGCTCTATATGAGTTCTGGCGGGGAAGCGTCCCCGCTGACGAAGGGATTGTGGTATCTCACCGACTCTGATGCGACCCCGACTTCGACGTTGCCCCAGAGCGTGGGGATGGCGATTAGTGCTATTGCGATCAATACGGCAGGGACTATTCGACTGGCGGGAGAGGCGACGACTGCCGGATCGGTTGTGGTTGGCTCGACGTATTACGTGGGCGCAACGCCTGGCGCAATCGTGGCCTCGGCTCCTACCAATTCGCGTGTAGTGGGGGTGGCGAATACGACCTCGACACTGATTCTGGCAGCGACCGCGGCGGTCGTAGCGGCGATCCCCAACCCGATTCAACAAGATCTGCTCTTTACCGACGGGACGTATGACATCGGCAAATCGGGTGCGTCTCGGCCACGCGATGGCTTTTTCAGCCGAAATGGGGTGATCGGGGGCACGCTAGGGATTACCGGTGCGACGACGCTTTCTGGCGGCCTGAACACCCCGCTCGTGGCGGCGCAAGGCGGCACGGGTGTCGCGTCTCTTACGTCTGCGAATGTCATCATCGGCGCTGGGACGGGGAATGTGACGTTTGTCGCTCCTTCTACGTCAGGCAATGTCCTCACGTCAAATGGCTCTGCGTGGACCTCGGCCGCCCCCGGCGGTAACGACTTTTTGCAAATTGAAGTAATGGTGAACTGATGGCAAATGCGACAGCACTTATCCCGTTCAGCGGCAGCACTCAAGGGCAAGGTGTCAAGGTCGTCGCGACTTCGACGGCTGGGACGCTGATCCACACGACCGGCACCAGCGCCACGATCATCGACCGTCTGTCGATTTGGGCCTACAACGGGCACTCGGCGGATGTCGTGTTGACGATTGAGTTCGGCGGGGCCACGGTGCCTGACCAAAATATCGTGCAGACAATTACGACCAAGACAGGGCTCACGTTAGTCGTTGATGGCCTGATTTTGCTGGGGAATGGATCGGCAGCCCTGACGGTCAAAGGCTTCGCCGCAACAGGGAACGTGATCGTCCTATCTGGCTATGTGATGCGGGTAACCCCATGAAGTCTGGGATAAGCGCGAACCAACTCTGGACACAACAGCCCGTCGGGTCGAGGCTCGTTGAAGTCCAAACCAAGACGGGATTCAGCCTGACAGCGGGGTCGTACAGTGTCCTGCCTAGCAATCAGCAAAGAGGCTCGGCAGGCACGGTCGGCAATCTGAATACTGATGTGACCATTTCAAGCGTGACCATGAACAGGGCGAACGCGTATTGGAGTGGCACGACCGGATTCGACAGTAGCGCAACCTCGGGGGCGATCTGGCATCGGGTTGAACTCCAGGCTGCGACTAATGTGCGCCTGATCAAGGGCACCACGGCTAATTACACGGCGACCTGCGCGTTTGCACTGACCGAGTTTATTGCCTGATGCGGTGTATGCGACACCTGACGTTTTTTCGTGCCGAAGACGGCCAATGGCTTGGGGAGTGGCAGGGAGAGGTGCCTGCGCCTCCGATCAACGTGTTATCGCTCGTGGGCGACCAGCGCACGCTCGCGTTGAATGCGTGGCTCCAGGAGACGCAACGGGTTATTACGCCGAATGGATCGCCGTATCAGATGATTGACGAGGCATGGGATCGGGATGCCTGGGACGACTGCCCAGAGCATGGTGCCGTCTGCGTCGATACCACACACTTTCGATGGCCGGTAGGCGATCACTGTTTCCATCAATGGAACACGATTGACCAGGGGATTGAATACCCCGATTCGCGGCACTATCTCCAAATCGACACTCATCATCGCGTGATCGAAGCAAACCAGACAAGCTCTCGTCCGGTGCGTCCGTCGTTGACGCAACCTCACACGATGGTTCTTGATGTCACGGGCTCGGGACTAGAGCAGTTTCACGGCAGTTTGCTTGGGCCGCTGGACCGTCAAGGTGAGCGTCGATGGGTGCTGCGAGATGCGCCTCCACATTTATCCGATGGCATCCAGCACGAGCTGGACGCTCACGGCACGGCCGTTGATCGTGCGCTAGGACATCAGAATGCTGATTGCTGAAACTCAGACCGCGAACCTTACCTGCTATGCCATCTGGAGCGGCGGGGCCGACGAAATGCCGATCCCGCCGGATGCGTCCTACACGTTTATCAATATCACCGGTGAAGATGTCCAGATCGGCGACGTGTATGACCCTGGGACCCAAACGTGGTCCACGCCCTGACATGGACGAGATCAGCGTGGCGATGGCGGTGCTGCTCCCTGGCGCCGCAGGGGTGGCCTGGCTCGTCACGCTCCACCAGCGCGTGCGGGCGCACTCCGAGCAATTGCAGGAAGTGAAGGCCGACCTGCGATATATCCGCGAGCGGATCGACCGTGCCGTCAACAACAGCTGATGGCCCGCGTCACATGTAAGCCATCGGTGAGATTTAAGGGCTTCACCCGTGGGCTCATTCGCATTCTCGTCGCGGTGCAACGGGTAGCCGAGCGCACGCGCATGGCCCAGGTGGTCATCACCAGCGCCAACGACGGCAAGCATAGCCAGAGACCACGGTCGCGACACTATACCAACGAGGCCATCGACCTCCGGTCGCGCAATTTCAGGACGGCCGCGGCGCGGGACCGCTTCCTGGCGCGACTTCGGGAGGAACTCGGCAGCCGGTTTTACGTGGCGCATGAATCGCACGGCAAGCCCAACGCGCACATACATGTACAGCCTCGGCGGGGAACGGTGTGGCGGGGCGGGCTCTGCGGGGCGCGGCGGGAGCCACTGGCGTGACGCCGTGGCGGGCATGGAAACTCTACCGGGCGACGCGGCGTCTGCTCGGGATCATCAAGGAGGCGAGCGTGAGTAAAAGTATCCTCAAGAGCAAGATATTCTGGGTGAATGTCCTGAGCGCCGCGGCCGAGCTGGCGGGCATCATTCCGTTGCCGGCCGGCACCACGGTCATCGTGGTCAACATCTTGAACATCGCGCTGCGCTTCGTGACGACCGGGCCCACGCACCTGGTGCGTCCGGCCGAATAGGCCACGTCTTCGCGCAGACTTGGCAAAACCACTGCCCTCCGATGCGCTCGAGGAGCCGGTCCTCGTGGCAGTAGGGGCACCTCATTCGCAGGACCAGATGTCGGTCTGCCGCCGCAGCCCGGTCGGGAAGGGTGTGCCTGGGGTGGCCGTGGTGAAGCTGCGCTCATGGATGCGGACGTGGTTGGTGGGCTGGATCGTGAGCCGCCCGTTGTCCAACGCCACGAAGGTGAACTCTTTCGCCTGGTCCGGGGCCGCGCTGAAGCCGTCCCCAAGGGGCGCGACCGAAAAGAGGTAGCGTCCGGGCAGGATGCGCCCATTGGTGCGGGCCTCCACGTCTAGCTCCGCGAGATAGCGGTACTGCACCGCCGAGAAGTCATAGCCGTAACAGTCCCAGCGTTGCGCGTCCTTCGGCGTCCAGGTGGGCTCGGGGAGCGGCCCCGTGGCGAGGGCATGGGGTGGCAGGTTGCGGTAGCACGCGCCGCTCTCCAGCACGACCGTACACCCCCACATGCGCCCTGGATGGGCGACCAGACCATACCAGACGGCCGGAAGCCACCCCTGCGGCTCCTCATGCGTAAACACGCTGTCCACGAAGACGTACTGATG